GCATTACGTCAAGGCATACCGCCCTCTAAGATAGGATACTTTGCCTTTACGCGCCAAGCGGCTTATGAAGCAGTAGAACGTGCGTGTCAGCGCTTTGGTTTAGATGAAACACAACTACCTTGGTTTCGCACGCTACATAGTTTTGCTCTGCGCTTGTCAGGTATACGGGCCGAACAAGTTATGCAAAGCGAGCACTACAAAGAACTATCCGATACGATTGGTATAAAACTTATGCCCGATAACGCTAACGGTGACGATAATATTTTTGATGCGAGCGCTAATGCCGATCCGTATCTCAGTATAATAAATCTGGCACGGCTGAAAAAAATACCGTTACGCAAGCAATATAATCAAACTATCAGTAATATAGACTGGATGACCCTGTCTTACGTTGCACGGTCCTTACAAAGTTACAAAAGCCGACTAAAGGTGTATGATTTTACCGATATGCTAGAGATATTTGTAAAGGAGAGCTCAAAGTTCTGTCCACATCTAAGTGTCAGTTTTATAGACGAAGCACAAGACCTATCTCCACTGCAATGGGACGTTGCGCATATTATAGAGAAATATTCTGATAAAATTTACTGTGCGGGAGACGATGACCAAGCTATATACAAGTGGGCGGGGGCTGATGTCGAGCACTTTATAGGACTTAATGGGGGGTACGAGGTGCTTGAGCAGTCCTACCGCGTACCACAGAACATACATCCTTTGGCATCGCGTATATCTAAACGCATACACAAGCGTGTACCTAAGACCTATCTGCCCCGAAAAGAGGACGGCTTGGTAAAACGTATTAACGACGTATCAGAGATAGATCTATCCGAGGGAACATGGCTTATACTTGCTCAAGCTAACTATTTTTTACACAGTCTTATAGATAATTTAAGAAGTCGTGGTCATCTGTTTGCGTACCATGGCAAACGATCCATATCGCAAAAGATAAGCGAAGCGGTCAACGGATGGGAACAAATGCGTAAGGGTCGTGAGATAACCGCCCCTGTTGCCCGTGTAATCTACAGCTATATGTCTGTCGGCAATCGTGTAAAGCGCGGTTTTAAAAAAATACCGCACCTTATGGACGATGAAACCGTAACACTTGAAGCACTACAGCGCGATCATGGCCTGTTTGCCACTATCGATATGATATGGCACGAAGCCATGGATAAGATACCCGACAGCGAAAGAGCCTACATCACCGCTCTACTCCGTCGCGGAGAGAAATTTAATGGCACGCCTCGTATAACACTATCCACGATCCACGGATCAAAGGGTGGTGAAGCCGAAAACGTTGTGCTATTTACTGATGTGTCCCCCGCCGCATCGAAGGCCGCGGAACAGGACCCTGACGAACTGCATCGTGTATTCTACGTCGGTGTGACACGAACTAAAAAAAACTTATATTTAATCGAGCCAGAGGACGCATTGAGGAGTTACAGCATATGAACAGGAAGCAAATACTAGACAAAGCCGAGAAGATGATTAATGGCCCACGGGCCAAGGACTACGGTGATGCCCACGAGAATCACCAACGCATAGCTATGCTATGGTCGGTCTTGCTCAATAAAGAGATCACCGTCGCGCAAGTGTATCAATGTATGATAGCGGTTAAGCTGTCCCGCCTGATAGAAACACCAGACCATGAGGACAGTTGGCTTGATATCTGTGGCTACGGCGCTCTCGGAGGAGAGAAATAATGTCTTTGCAGTTAGCGTTTGATACACCGAAGTCGGAATGGCTACCGCCAACCGAGCTTCCTAACATCTTTGATGCCAAACAAATAGCCATCGATGTTGAAACACGCGATCCAAATATCAAAACACTCGGGGCGGGATGGGCCACAGGGGACGGTGAAGTCGTGGGCTACGCCATCGCCGTCAGCGATTGGTCAGGCTACATACCGATCCGTCACAAGTATGGCGGTAATCTGGACGAACGCATCGTAAATAAATGGCTACAGAAAGTATTTGAGAGCCCCGCTGATAAAATTATGCACAATGCCCAGTATGATGCGGGATGGATACGGCGTATGGGCTTCACGCTCAACGGTCGGATCATCGATACTATGCTTATCGCGGCTCTATTAGATGAAAATCGTTTTAGTTATAGTCTGAATGCTCTGGCCTACGATCATCTGGGTAAAGTAAAATCGGAGAAAAATCTGGTAGAAGCGGCCCGTAGCTTTGGTCTGGACCCAAAAGGCGAGCTCTGGAAGATGCCTGCCATGTATGTGGGACCGTATGCCGAGGGGGACGCCGAGCTTACACTCGAACTCTGGAACTATCTATCGGGACAATTAGGTAAAGAAGATCTATGGCCCATCGCTAATCTTGAGCTCGATCTACTGCCGTGCCTGATTGACATGACATGGCGCGGAGTACGGGTAGATCAGGACAAGGTCGAGCGCACACGAAACTCTCTACTCAAGCGCGAGAAAGACGTACTGAGCCACATTAAGAAACTTGTGGGCCATGACATCGAAATATGGGCCGCCGCCTCCATAGCGAAGGCTTTTGAGGCTCTCAGCATTGAATACCCACGGACCGAGAAGGGCGCACCGTCGTTCACGAAACAATTCCTGAGCGATCACACACACGAACTTCCGCAGTTGATTGTCCAAGCCCGTAACCTAAACAAGACCTCGGGGACCTTTATCAATACAATTATGAAACATTGTCACTCTGATGGACGCATACACAGCCACATAAATCAAATACGATCCGACGACGGCGGTACCGTATCAGGACGTATATCGATGAATAACCCGAACCTACAGCAGATCCCCGCACGGGATCCCGAGCTCGGTCCTATGATTCGCTCTCTGTTCCTCCCCGAAGAGGGCGAAAAGTGGGCTGCGATTGACTTCTCGCAACAGGAACCACGCATCTTGGTTCACTATGCGTATGTGTATGGCAAAAGTAAGGGGCTCACGCTTGACGGTGTAGAAGAGTTTGTACACGGCTATCGGAACAATCCCGACATGGACTTTCATACAATGGTTGCAGAAATGGCACAGATACCACGAAAGCAAGCAAAAACAATAAACTTGGGCCTGATGTACGGTATGGGGGTCGGTAAAATGTCTGACCAACTGGATATCACGCTTGACGAAGCCAAGGACTTGGTCCGTCAGTATCACACACGGGTGCCGTTTGTTAAAATGCTGATGACAGGTGTGCAAAACAGATTGAATGACAAGAGCAGTAGCGGTTCTATTCGGTCCCTGTTAGGACGTAAATGTCGGTTTGATCTGTGGGAGCCCGATACTTTTGAGATGAACAAAGCGCTCCCGTATCGCGAAGCGGTGCAAGAGTATGGCGATACGACACGCCTGAAGCGTGCGTACACCTACAAGGCCCTGAATAGATTAATTCAGGCATCAGCGGCTGATATGACAAAAAAAGCTATGGTTGATATATATAAAACAGGCCGTATACCGCTTATACAGATCCACGATGAGATAGCTATGTCCGTAAAAGACATAAAAGATGCAAAAACTATTTCGCAGATGATGGAAACTGCGGTAGACTTAGAGATACCGAGCAAGTGTGATATTGAGGTTGGCCCCGACTGGGGAACTGCCAAATAATTTTTTACTGCTAACACTTTTTCGGTTCTTTCCTCCCACCTAGCCCCGCTTGGCGGGGTTTTTTTTGTTGACAAGTTATATATTATCTTATACGTTCTAAGGGTAGCGGTCTGGTTTATATCAGAGCGAGTGCCTTTTAGACTCCATGCTAGAAGGCACTCCAACAAAAAACCCTTGCATTTTTACATATAATCTTATATAGTCCTGTAAGATACTATATAAGGACACCTTATGGACACAGAAAAATGGAAATCGGTCCTCGTTCCCAAAGAAGTGTACGAGGAAATCAAGCGAACAAGCGCGGATCGCGGACGGACTATCAGCGGTCAACTAAAAATTATCTGGCAAATCTACAATAAACTGAAAGAAAAGCTTGATCCTAAGCCTTGACTAAAAAAAATTTGGGCTTAGTATGGGATAAATTATATATATTACTATAGAGGAGAGAGCATGACACCCGAGAGCATATATTTTATTTTATATCTGATAACGGTACCCGATATCGAGAGCGATCAACGAGCTATCCATCGCATTTACTTTGAAGATTTTGAGCAATGCAATCACTACGCAGAGATATTAGATCAGCGCTATGATCCTATTGTCCGTAAGAGAAATTGTGTTAAAGTAGATAATTACTTAAAAGAAGTACGCATACCGTTACGCAAGCCCGAGTTTATGAAATGAAGTTAGAATTTTTAGCAAACATTAATAATTTTATTAAAAAAAACACAGACCATCAGATCCGTCACTTCAGTAAAGCACGCCGTAAAAAGAAAAAAGAGGTGGATTATTCTAAAGTTTTTGATGATGAAGAAACGATTAAGCGTATTAGGGCCGATATAAATAAGGGTTTTATAACGCCCGACAGTTTTAATAATAAAAAACAAATAAAAAACAAAAAAGACTTGTAAAGTCCTATATATTCATATATAACTCTATATGAAAGGGTTGTCATAGGCCCTATCCCGTAGTTATGAGAAGCCCCCCAGAGATCTGGGGGGCTTTTTTTGTGTTGACAGGCCATTTTATCTGTGATTATATGGGACTATGTCAACTACAGGAGAAAACTATGGATAAAGAAATACAGGAAAAGATCATTGCAACTGCTCGTGAGTTCAAAGACGAGGGCGAGTGCGATATATGGCACACTATTTGGCACGATGGGGTGCCTTATGATATGCACCTCATGCTCGATCAATCCCTCGAGGATAAAAAATGGGAGTATGAAGTGCTTGTCTATCCCGTCAAGCAAGATGAAAACGGTGAGTGGACACGCGGTGTTGTTAACGATCCCGAACATTGCGATATACTTCTATTTAAACACACCTTTCCAGACCGAGGAGAATGGCGATGAAGAAAGTATGGGTATTTAAATTTAGGGAAAGCGGTGACGAAGATGATGTGGTCGTGTTTGACTCCAAGCCGTCCCGAGAACAAATGGATCAGGTGCTGTTAGAGCACCTCGATCAGTTGTTTATAGATCACGGCACAACGCCCGCTGAAGAACGCGCTAAGAGAGAAGATCCAGACAAATTTCTCTATGATCTGTATTACGAGGATCTTTGGGAAAGAGAGTTTTTAGACTATCATCTTGTCGAAGCCTCTCGAAAAAAAGAACACTTGCAACAAAAACTAGCCGAGCTGTACGAGATATCCGAGAAGATTGATCCTGATACAGCGTCCGTCATAAGCATGGCCGAAGATACGTTGAGGAAAAGCAAATGATTACATTCAAAAACGAACTGCCCATGGACCACGAAAAGTCTTTGGAGCATCTTGTTGAGCTTTGGACACAGGATTTAATAAATCATTATACCGATACACCCTTCAGTACTAACTATGATGCGTGCTATGAGTCTGCGTGGGCCGAAATAGAAGAAGAGTTTCATTGGGAAAAATTAGAAATGGTAGAGATTTAGTGTTAACATATAAAAATGGAGCAGATACTTAGATATATTATAGAGTATGGGGAGCGCGGCTTGCTCCCCGATGACCCCGAAACGCGGAAGATAATTAAAATAGCCAAATATGTACAGCACACTAACCTAGTTTATATCGCGCAAGACTTTGAAAATCTTGCCGATATGATACTGCACGAGGATCGAAATGGATATAAGAAACATTAATACAAAAGTCGTGGGCAACCACACACAGGCAATGAAACATATGGGACGCCTCAGTTTGAAGATAGAAACTATCACAGATCAGATAGAAAAGATGATACTAGAATATAAAAAGATCAATATTACTAGTCCGCAGATCTCGGCTCACGAAGCGTCGTACAATATCGGGGCTGTAGAAGCGCTCGAAAAAGTTTTAGAAAAATTAAAAAAAGATTGTAAGGATTTTGGTTGACGCATACGTCATCAAAGAAGTAGTCGGGCCTGACAAAAAGGTCCGCTACTATATAGAGGGAGCGGGCCACCCTATCACAAACAAGGTCGATAATCGAAAAGACGCGGAGCAAATGCTCAAAAGACAAATCGAGTACGGAGATGGTCGTTTCCGAAATTACTGGCATTTGTTGAAAAATTAAGGGGTTGACATTATCTTATAAGTATGTTATAATAGAGTTGTAGCTCAGAAAAGAGTTACTTTGCTATTTGACATCGTTGGGACCAAATTCGTAGCCGATCTCGGCGATGATCGAATATTAATTTTAATCAAACTTTACGGGAGTAAACTATGAAAAAATATAAACCTTTAACTACAGCGCATTGGTATATCCAAAAGCTCGAAAGAAAAGCAGATCAATTTGATGCGATCATGTCAAAAAAGATAAAAAGATTTTTGACAAAAGTTTCAGAAAAAACTTTGTGGGAAACACTTGGAGATAATTACACGATTTATCATCCTTGGTACTTTAACCGCAAAGAAACTTTTGAGGGAAAAGGATGTTTTCCAAGAGCGTATTTAGAACACTTTATCCGAGAACACAAAAGTGATTTATCTTCCCACAAATCAACGATTACAAAAGACGGGAAGATAATAAAAAGTGTTAAGGGTATAAGAGTAACGGGTATTGTTGATGATCTGATCCGTAAATTTAAAATAACTCCACCTGATACAGGTCACCTGTTCGGTCGGGGAAAAGCCCACAGAATACATACTGAGGCTTTAATAAAATGGTTAAAGAGCTAAAACCATGGGGCGGTAGAAATATCGCCCCTTTTTTTTGTATCGCTTCTTATATATAGAGATATATTTTAAAAAAATATTTTTTACGTAGAATTGGCGGTACAGGCGGTACGGCGGTACGGCTTCCTAAAAGCCCTATATTATAAGGACATTGTCTGTACCACCTCCGTAACACCCCTATTTTGGAGATGTTACACAATCGTTAATCGCCAAAAGGTCTTATAGGGGTCTGAGAATTTTTTTATTATTTTTTTTTCTGTAGCTATATATATAGGCTGAATAAACAATAGGGGTTGACAGCCTTATATAAAGTCCCATATACTGGTCCTCATAACTACAATGGAGTGAACTATGAAACCAATTAAACTTGTCGAGGGCGAGAAGCCTGAGGTGGATAAATGGCTTAACAGCGTTTTGAAACAAAGTACCGATACCGAGAGATTGCTGTGGCAGTTAAAGGGTTGGGCAGACAATATGGATGAAGATCATCTCGGGATGGGTGGCGATCTTATTAACGAACTTTATGATTTGTTCTTTACCAATGAACCCAAAATGTTTTTGACAGATAAGCAGTTGTCCGAGATTGCCGAAGCGGGGTGGAAACCTTTGTTAGGTAAAACGGGTGTCGCTTGGTTCGGTGGTAGGACACATTCTACTCTGGCAAATCAAGTTCCGTCTGAGGATCTGGAGAACTTTGAAGATCTTAACTTTCTTGTGGTCGCATATCAGAGGGCTAGTCAGGATGGGTAAGAAGTATAATAGCATTCTTGAATTTGCGTTTTCAATAGATCACAATACTCTGAGCGGAGAAGATCTTTCAGTACAAGACGTCGCAAAAGCTTTTTACAAATCTATAAAAGATATCGAAGATCAAGAGATTTTTGACAGGGTCACTCAATGTAGAAAGTTTTTTCCCTTTAAAGATATTTGTGAAAATGATGATTATCTTTTGGAAGAAAGTAAAGAAGAAGAAAAAGAGATAGTAAAGTGTGGCGGGTGTGAACAATCTGCCGAGATTGGGGAAAACTTTTCGAAAGAAGATTGGACCTACCCTTGGATAGACATTCCGCTCTGTGACGATTGTTATACCGAGGTTCGGGTAGAGATTGCCACTAAGTTTGGCATTGATAACTGGGGTCGGATAGATTTATGAAAGGAGGTGAGTAGAAATTTTTATATTTAGGTTTATTGGATGGTTGCTATACGGGTCCGAGTACGATGATTTAGAACGAAGAGCCAACAGCCGTCCTACAAGGAAAAGACGTAGATAATCTCAGGCCCCGTTAAAACTTGACGGGGCTTTTTCTTTGGTTTAGTATGGGACATTGTCAATTAACTATAAGGAGTAAAACTATGACAAAAAATACAATCGAATTTAGCGAACAGCCTTTACACGATCCGCTGACACAGATGTTCATTCAGGACTTCTGTAACAAGTGTAGTATCGGGGCGGACATGAGCCGAGAACAGTTTAAAAACTTTCTTGAGAAACAGGCGGTCAGGGACGCTCTTAATGATCGTGATATGGATAAGCTTGAAGAGTTGATCGCTGAGGAAAAGAAATGAGTACACCTTTTGAAAATAAACTGATCGATCAGGGCTTTGCAGATACCCGCGCTCCGAAACTAGCCGAAGCCGTGGATCGTTTACATAGCGCAATATCTTATATGGATAGCTTCAACATATCTTTATTAAAGAAGCATTATCCAGAAGCAATTACCTTAGCTCGCAAGCTCGGGTATTGTGATAGCGTTTCGAACAAGTTTGAGGACGATATTTATTATTGACCTATCTTATATAATCTTATACTGTAGGGGCGGGGTAATTCCGCCCCTTTTTATTTTTAACTTAACTATAGGAAAAAACTATGAACGATATTGTAAATAATCTTTTGAGTAATGCTTCTGCCAAGGCGGAGCAAAACGAAACTTTCGAGGGCTTCCCGCCTTTGGATAAATGTTCTTATAACGCGGAGTTCCGCCCGATGTTTTATAACATTACTAAGGACGGGATACCTAATCAGCCGTTTCCGATCGAACCAGAAATGGGGCGGGCGATAGTCAGGACCGATAACAATGACATTTTAGGGATTATGAAAAAACGTTATGCTATTTGTAATAATGAAGATCTTATTGTCCCCGTTCAGGAAGCGCTTGAAGATACGCTTCCAAAAGGCGCAATGAATAATGTAAAGTTAATCGAGAGTACCGCCGACGGGGGATCTGTTGCTAGGTTCGGTTATCACTTTGACGGTTTAGGTCATGAGATCCGCCAGTTATCAGGAAGCGCAACTCAACTAAATTTTATGGTGCGTGTTGTAAATTCTTTTGGCGGTCAAAACGCTATCCGCGTTCAGGCGGGAGCGCTTGATCTTATCTGTACTAATGGCATGACTAGCCAAAAGGAATTAGGCGCTCAGAACTGGGGACATACAGCGGGTTTTAAGCCTGAATATATAAAGCCTTGGTTAACCGAGCAAATCGCCTTTTACGAAACTAAGGTTAAAGTTTGGGAGCAATGGGCAAACAGGGAGATAACACCCGAACAGGCGCAAGCCGTTTTAGATGCGAACTACCCCGCTTCAGAAAGTGAAATAAAGCGAGCCGAAAAGAAAGGCAAAGCTGCGGGAGAGATCCAGAGTCGAAAAGCCCGCGCCATGATGGAACAGCTTGATAAAGAATTTCAGGCTAGGGGAACAACTGTTTGGGCTTTATATTCCGCCCTGACATATTACAGCTCCCACAATTCGGAAACGTTTAAAGTTAAAAACTCAGATAATCGCGATAACGTCGAAAGAACTTTAATTGAGCGGGAGCGGGAGGTCTCACGGGTGGAAGCGTCGGAAACTTTCCAAGAACTAGCTGTAGTTTAAAACCTTTAAAATTATATTTACTCGGGGCGGGCTTTACAACCCGCCCTTTTTTTGTTTATTATATGGGATAAAGTCAATAACACGGGAGTTTTTAAAAATGGTTTTATTAGTAAATGAATTTTCGACGGGCAAAAAAACAAAAGGGTTAGCTGTCACTTATCGGGCGGGAGTAAATGACAAATTCGGAACGTGTCCCGCCGATTGTAAACTAAACCCGAGCGGGCGCGGGTGCGGAATGAAAGCAATAGATTATGAATATCTCGACGCGATTTATAACAGCGTTCCCGCGGGCGGGTTCGCTTTTACGTTTTCTCATTTTAACCCGATCTTATGGTTTAAAGATTTATTACCCCGCCATAAATACGCAACGATCAATTACAGCGCGGATGTTTGGAAAGACGTTTTATATTTCTTTAAAGAGTGCGCGATCCCTACAGTTTTAACAGTCGCTCAAAACTTTTGGGGCGGGGCTAAATCTATTGAGCGGGACGGCGTGCGGGTTGTCCGCTGTCCTGAAGAATACAACCCCGCGGTGAGCTGTGTTAATTGTGGCGGTGTTTCTGGTCCATTGTGCGCCCGATCCGATAGAAATTTTATTATTGGTTTTACAGCGCACGGGAACCAAAAGAACCGAATTAATAACGATGAGCGGGGCGGGTGCTATGCTAACGGCGGAAATGTAAACATACATTGGGAGCGATTAACCCAAAAACAGCAGGACAAAACCGACGCGGAAATATTGCGGGAGTTTGTCAAAACTATTCCGCCCCGCAGAATTTTACGCCACCACATTGCGGGGGATATTGGCAAGCAATAAACCCGCCCCACAGCGCCGATTTAAAGCCCGTTAACGCGGGCTTTTTTTATGGGCTTGCGTTTTTCTCTTATATAATCTTATAATGGATCAGGCGGGCAATTCCGCCCGTCTTAACTATGGAGTAAAAACTATGCAAACAAGACAAGAAAAATTAATGGCTTCCAACCCGCATTTATTCGCGACTGTGAAAGGGTTCAAGTTTTATGAACACCCGTTATATGGGGATGAAAGCCCCTTAATGATGATGAAGCCCGACGGGGAACTAATAGAGTTTTCCGACTGGTTCGAGGTTCCCACGCCTTATGAATTGGAGGGTTAAACAATGAGATTAAATAAATATCAAATTAGATCTTTAAAACGTTTATATGATCGATTAAAGCCGTCTTATAATATTTATGTCGCGGGTATTAAAAAAGATGAGCTTGAAATATCTTTTCTAAATTTTCGGCGGGAATGCTATCCCGAAATAGGTTGTAAAGATACCGCTATAATTGAATATAACGGGATAACCTACGGGATCGAACCCGACGGCTATTGTCATACTTAACCGCGCTCGATAACAGCCCCAGAGAAGCCCGCCCCCGTGCGGGCTTTTTTTGTCAGGCTTGCATATAATCGCTGTTTATCTTATATTTAATTAGTCGGTGCAATTCCGCCCGACTTTTAACTATGGAGTAAAACTATGGCTTTACATTTTAGATTAAACGATATTGAAGATTATAAAAATCTCTGTTGGAACAAAGACGGGGGAATGAATAGGATCACAGAAGATCTTATTTTTGCAACCATGACTACAGGCATTCCAAGGATCAGCCCCGCCAAGGTAGACGAATTTTTTGAGCGGTTACAAGTATGTCATTTAATTTATGGCAAGGGCTTGATGCATTCCGAAACAAAAGAGAGTTTATTAACGTATGATGTGATTAAAGCTCATACGGGGCTGTCAACGAATGCCGATAGTTTAACCAAAAAACAATTTTATCAAAAAATGACTAAAGCGCTTGAGCGATACGGCGCCGATTTATTGCGTTATGAATTGCGGGAGCGTGAAAGAAATATTGAGTTTACTTATGATGGCACGCACGGATAATTAACACCCGTTTACAACTCAAATTAAGCCCGCTCGACGCGGGCTTTTTTTTGTTCTCTATTTCCAGTTAAACCCGCAACGCTCCGCCGTCCGCGCTCGAGCTGAAACGTACCGAGAACCGCCCGCCGTCGATCAGCCCCGCGACAGCCCCGACCGATCCGCCGAGATCCGCGGGAAGTGGTCCCAGATCCGCGAACCGCGGACCATGAAAAGCGCAGCTCTTTTTATGGACCGATCCGCCCCGACGATCCGCCGAGATCCGAGAGCAGCCGAACTATTTTTTTAGAATATTTTAGGGGGCTTTTAGGGTTGCCGGTCCGAGCTGAAAATTTCAGGGACCCCCGCCGATCGGGTCAAATAGAATAATCAGGCAACATAAAAAATTAACAAAAAACCGCGGGCAGAGCGCGGTGTGCACAGGTGCTAGGGCCATGTTTTTCACGAATAATTATACAGAAAATCGTATCAATGTTTCACGTGAAACAATGCCTAATTATTGTGCAATAAAAAAGGTTCTTGTTAACTGCCTAAAAAACGTGCATATTAAGGCTGTTTATTAACCATCAACCGAGGTCCGAGAATGAGGAAACGAAAAGTAGGCAAAACGGGCATACGCCAAGAGACAAGAGGTCGTAAACCCGCCACGATAAAAACCCCTTTGACACGCAAGCAGGAGCTGTTTGTCCGCGAACTGGTTAGCAAGGACGGGCAGATAACTATGCGAGAAGCCGCAGAGAATGCCGGGTACAGCGCAACGAGTGCGCATACACGTGCGTATGAGTTAACGAACCAACATATCTCGCCTCATGTTGTTCATGCGATCAGAGAGTATCGTCGTCAGTTAGACGAGAAGTA